ATCCGGAGTTTGACGGGTACAAACTGGAGGGTGATCCGGTCTATGGTCAGTCGCAAGGTGATTCGAGCAGCTTCCTGGAGTTAAAAAAGGACCTGTTCTCCACTGTGGCAGGGGCTTTCCACATCCCCGAATCCATGATGACCGGCAATATCACAGCAATGGATGAAATCGTCGGCAGTTTTCTGACATTCGGCGTTGACCCGTATGCTGACATGATCACGGAAGCGCTCAATAAGCGCGCCGGCTTTGAAAATTATGCGACCGGGAACCGGTACGAGGTGGACACCAGGAGGATCATGCACCGCGACATCTTCCAGAGTGCGGCTGCCATCTCCACACTGATCGGCTCCGGCACGTACAGCATAGACGAGGTGAGGGAACAGCTGGGAGAGGCTCCGCTGGGAGAGTGGTGGAGCGAGAAGCATTTCATCACCAAAAACTACGAGGAAATCGAGAAATTCCTGACAGAGCAGGGACAGGAAGGAGGTGAAAAGAGTGAAGAAAAAAGTGTATTACCAGCTGGAAGTAAATGAGGAGACCCGCACGGCCGACATTAACATCTACGGCATGATCACCAGAGCCGCAGAGATATATAAAGCCTGGGGCCTCGACGAGGGGGAAGTCTCCGCGCACGGCCTCAAGCAGGTCATCGACAGCCTGGACGTGGATGTCATCAACGTCTACATCAACAGCTACGGCGGGGAGGTGCCCGAGGCGCTCGCGATCTACAGCGCGCTCAGCCGCCACAAGGCCGCGGTGCACACATTCTGCGACGGCTTCGCATGCTCCGCGGCGACCATCATCTTCTGCGCGGGCGAAGAGCGCACCATGGGCAGGCTGGCCCTCATGATGATCCACAACTGCATGAGCTACATCGGCTACGCCAACAGCGAGGAGCTGCGCAAGGCGGCAGAGGACAATGACAAGATCAACCAGTCCTCTATCGAGGCGTACAAGCGCGTCACAGCCGGCAGGCTCTCCGAGGACCAGATCAAGGAAATGATGGCCGCAGAGACATGGATGTCTGCAGAGGAGTGCCTCGAATACGGGTTCGCGACTGCGATCGCAGACGAGGACGAGGACGACGAGGATGATGACGACGTCGTGCAGTCCGCATTCGTCTCGATCAGAGGCGCCATCCTGCAGGCACACAGAGAGGCGTCTGCGGTTCCTGCCGCACTTACCTCCGCGCTGGATGATATCCGGGAACAGCTGCAGATGATCCGGCAGGCACAGGCCGCAGGAGTGCCCGGCCCGGCAGAGGGGGACCCGGAAGACGTCCCGGCAGAGGACGCAGGCTCCGAACCCACGCAGGCTGTAAACAAGGCAAAGAGATTTTTCGGCATTCTGGCCGGAAACTAAGAAGAGCAAGCGATCACAGAAAGGAGATCACAAAATGTTGAAACCTAACTCAATGTACACAGAAGCAACCAGGGCGCTCATGGCAGTGCTCAATGCAGAGAACCCTACCCAGGAGGAAGTGCAGGGCGCATTCGAGCAGTTCTGCGGATCCATCGCGGCATCCGTCCAGGCGGACTATGAGAGCGCTCACGGCGACCGCGAAGTTCTCGCCCGCCGCGGCTTCCGCCAGCTGACCAGTGAGGAGACTCGCTTCTATCAGGCTGTGATCGAGGCGGGCAAGAGCAAGAATCCCGTCCAGGCATATGCCGGCCTCCTGGATGACAAGGTCATGCCGACAACCGTCATCGAGGACGTATACAGAGACCTGCAGGAGGAGCACCCTCTCCTGGCGGAGATCAACTTTGTCAGTGTACAGTACCTGACAAGATGGGTTCTCAGTGACCATACAGTCCAGACTGCAGCATGGGGAGAAATCAACAGCCAGATCACCAAGCAGATCGTGTCCGCATTCCGTGTTGTAGAGGTTGCTCAGTGCAAGCTGAGCGCATACACCGTGATCGAGAAGGATATGCTGGATCTCGGCCCGCAGTTCCTGGATAACTACATCCGTACCTTCCTCAAGGAGGCCCTGGCCGTAGCTCTCGAGACCGCAATCGCTACCGGCACCGGACACAACATGCCCATCGGACTGGACCGCGATGTGCATAAAGGCGTGTCAATCGATTCCGCCGCAGGCTATCCCCGCAAGACGGCGATACAGGTCAAATCCTTCGCTCCCGAAGAATACGGCCCCCTGCTCGCAAGAATGGCAGAGACGGAGGCATGGTACACCAACGACGAGACCGGAGCGATCACACCGAAGGCAACCGCAACAACATCCAGCGGAGCGACAAAGGCGGGATACACCAAACACGGCGGAGCCTCCAGGACATTCGACGAGGCGCTCATGATCGTCAACCAGAAAGAATATCTTTCGAAGGTCATGCCCGCGACCACAGTCCTGTCCGGAGCCGGAGAGTACAAAAACAACCTCTTCCCCTTCCCGACAAAGGTGATCAGGGTCCCCGGAATCGCGAACGGCGAGGCGATCCTCTGCCTGCCGAAGGAGTATTTTTTCGCACTCGGCTCTTCCAAAGAGGGCACGCTTGAGTTTTCCGACGAGTACAGATTCCTCGAGGATCAGAGGACATTCAAGATCAAGATGCACGGCAATGGACTCCCCTGGGATGATACCGTCGCGCTCCTGCTCGATATCAGCAATCTGGACCCCGCATACATCACCGTCCTGAACAAGACAGCGGAATAATGCGGGCGCAGAGGGAGGGCGTAAATGCTGACGATTAAAGGGATCGCGCCGGGCCAGCTGGCCGACGTTAAGCGCTACGTGAATATCACATGGTCAGACGACGACACCGACCTCAGAGTGATGCAGATCATGGTGGACGCAGAGGCGGAGCTGAACCACCTGCTCGGCGAGGAAATTGACTACTTCGCGCCGGGCGCAGAGCGCCGGCTGTACCTTGACTACTGCCTGTACGCATGGAACAAAAGCCTCGACGAATTCGAGGAGGCATACAGGAGAGACATCCTCCGGGTCCGCCACAAGTACGAGGTGGCCCGTTTCAGGGAGAAAGAGAGAGGCTCATGAAGCAGTTCCGGCCGAGAATTGACACGTACAACAGCGGGGTCCTCTATGTGTGCCGGCCTATATCCGGAAAATCCAGCTTCTCAGCGAAAAAGAACACCGTAACATCTGCGGATCTGGAACGGATCGAAAAACTGGACTACGAGGAGAAGGCCAAACGCCTGGAAGATATGGATTTCGCGCAGCGTGATGACCGCACACTATCGCTCAAGGTACGGACCAGATACCTGAGCAGGTGCGCAGATACGAGTTACCAGGTGCTGATCGGCGACAGGCTTTACGGGATCATCAAGATCGACCCCGACAAGGCCGCGGGCGAGATGTACCTGTACCTGGAAGAGATCAGGAGATTGAAGTAAATGAGCGATGCAAAAAAGAGCACCCTGGACTGCATTAGAGAGGTACTCGAGGCCCTCGCGGAAAAGGATGGAATGTCAGGGGGCGTCCATTACGGAATGATGGAAAAGACCGACCTGGATGTCTGGAATTACTTTGTTTTCAATCGCCAGAAAACAACAAAGGACAGAGTGAAACACCGGGACCTGCAGACATATTACGAGGTCCACATCATACACGAGGATTACATCCCGGAAGGGTACGTCGACGAGGTCATAGCTGCGTTGGAAGACACTGAGGCAGTCGGAGTGAAGCTCCGCATGACGGATCAGGACGTACAGTACGACTATGTCAGGAAGGGGAAGACGGAGATGGTGGTCGAGATTGCTACGATCGCGATCTACCGGCCGGAAAAGAGGTGCTAAATGTCGGAATGGTTCGCTCTGGAAGCCGATGCGCTCGACGATCTGGCTGAAACCATGGAACGGTACGGAGCTGGCGCCGGCCAGATTGTGGACGACGTTCTGCACGGCCAGGGCGCACAGATGATCAAGGAGCGCATTGCTCCGTTGATTCCGCAATCCGGGCGCACGTGGAAGGGAAAAGGCAGGGCCGCCGCGGCGGCTATGCCGGCATCATTTCAGCAGGATAATGAGCCACAGGCGGTGACGATTGCAGCGAGGAACAAATACCACTACCTCTATTTTCCCGACGACGGCTCCAACACGGTACACCACGCGGGGAACCTGCAGTTTATGAGGCGGGGCGCAGAGGACGCGTCCGCCGAGATCATCGACCTCTGCATCGGGAGATTGACAGAGAATTTTTAAGGAGGACAAAAATGCCTAAAACATCTGCAGATGTGTATAGCATGTTCGAATGCGACCAGCTGGCCATCAAGGTCGACGGGGACACCGGATACACAAGAGACGACTGCATCGGTAAGATCACGATCGAGAGAGAGACCAAGACCGTGACAAAGAAATGCCGCGGAGTCACCAAGAAAAGAAAGACCAAGCCTACAGGCAACGGCACAATCACAGTGAGCCTGCACATCAAGCTCGCGCTCTATCGCAAGATTAACGCGATGACAAACAAGGGCCTGCAGCCCGGTGTATACGGCTTCTCAAATATCGAGTCGCTCATGCCCGAGTGCTCGATCGCCGCAAGGGTAAAAGACGAGGACGACGAGCCCATGTTCCTCGGCTTCCCCCGCTGCAAGGTGGAAGAGATCAATAGCACCGAGATCGAGAACGGCGGCGAAGAGGTGGCAGAGGTTGAGATGAAACTCTCCTATATGCCCGACGACGCCGGCATCGGAGAGTACCAGGCACTCGCCAGCGAGCTGACGGGCACAGTCCTAACAGAGGATAACTGGATGACCAGTTTCAGCAGCGAAGCTGCGCAGGCATCGGCATAAAAGGAGGTGGCGGTAGTGGCTATATATAAAATCACCATGGAGGACGGGAGCCAGGAAAACGTAACGCTGGGCATGGGAGCGCTCGCAGAGCTCTTCTGGAGGCAGCCGGAGATATACAAGCGCTACCGCTCTCTTTATAAGCAGATCGGAAACGGAGAAGACATAGATGAGCTTGTGATGGCCGAGCTGATATATATCGGGTACCGCACCGCGAACAGCGCCCGCGAGGACTGCATGGACAAGGAAACATTTTTTGAAGCCATGACGGACAGCCGCGAGGAAATCGGCAAAGTGTTCATGCAACTCTTTGGAGTGCAGGAAAAAAAACAGGCTTTCGCGACGCCTTCCGCAGGGCCACGCGGGAAAAGCAGAAGACGGCGGTAAGGGTCCCCGATTTTCCACTTGAAACGATCGCAGACTACTACACATATTACGTTCTGATCATCGGCATCTCGGAAACGACATTCTGGGAGTCAGATGAGGCATTCTTAGAGACAGCGGCCGCGGATAAAACCGCATACGACAGCTGGCTGGCATACGCGCAGAGAAAGGAGGCAGAGGCACGTGGCAAACGCTAAAAACGAAGCGAAAATAAAATTTACTGCGGAAACCAGTGAATTTACGTCTGCCATACAGTCCGCAAATTCAGAGATGTCCACTCTGCGCGCGGAGATGCGCCTCGCAGAGGCATCGTTTAAGAATACAGGCGACGCTGCCGAGTATCAGAAGACAAAAACAGAGATCCTCGAGGCACAACTGCAGGCAAATGCCGACAAGCAGGAGGCTCTGACGCAAAAACTGGAAGCGGCAAAAGCCATTTATGGAGAAGACTCCGAAGAGGTGGCAAAGCTGGAGAGGGCTCTGATAAATGCGCAGACCGAGGAGCAGAAGCTGACCGGCGAGCTCCAGGGAGCAAACACGGGACTCGAAGAGCAGAAGGATGCGGCTGATCAGGCTGGTTCAAGCGTTGATGACATGGCGGAAATCCTAATCAACGCAGGAATAGCTGATAAGCTCTCGGAGATCGGCCAGGCGGCCTATGACATGGCTGCAGAATTTGACGACGCTTCCGCGGCAATCGTAGAAGGCACAGGAGCATCCGGAGAGGCCCTCGAGGGGTTGAATAAATCCGCACAGAATGCATTTGGGGCGATCAAGAATGCAGACTCTGACATCAACAGCGTAGCAAATACGCTGGCGGAATTAAACACGCGTTTCGGGGTTACAGGCGACGAAGCGGAAGACCTGACTGTAAAGATTGAAAATTTTGCTCATCACACCGGGACAGATGGGACCAAGGCGGTCGACTCAATCGCAGACATCATGCACAGGTGGGGAATGGACATGGATGACGTGGACGGCCTGCTTGATGATCTGACCACAGCAAACCAGTCATGTCAGATGTCGGTCGACGACCTGAGCGGATACCTGGCCGATAACAGCACACAGTTCCAAGAGCTGGGATACAGCTCGGAAGAAGCTCTTGCTATGCTGATCGGCCTGTCCGACGGCGGCGCTAATGTTTCAACGGTCATGTCTGGACTGACGAAAGGCATTGCAAACATGTCCGCAGAGACGGACGACGTCCCGGGAGCATTCAGGTCGGCCATTGATGCGATCGAGGAATCCGGGAGCGTGTCGGAAGCCCTGCAGCAGCAGGTCGGAGATACCGGCAAGACAGTCGAAGAAATCTTTGGTAAAAAGGCCGCTCAGGAGCTGGCAACCAATATACAGAACGGCTCTTTTGCCATCGGTGATTGGACAAAAGCACTGCAGGAAAATGACGGAGCGCTGGAATCTACGACCGAAAACGCCACAACGATGTCTGACTCCTGGCAGCAGGCTGTAAACAATGTCCAGATGGCGCTTATGTCCACATTTGCGCCGGCAATCCAGTCGGTAGTCACAGCGGTGTCCGGCGTGGTCACACAGGTGGCGCAGGTTGTGCAGCGATCACCATTACTGCAGGCGGTAGTCGTAGGAATAGCAACGGCACTCGGGATTCTCGCCGCAGCTCTGGGATTTTCGGCGCTAGTCACAGTAGTGACTAAAGCGTTTGCACTTCTTAATACAACACTGCTGGCAAATCCGGTTTTTCTGGTGGTTACAGCCATCGCCGCGTTAGTAGCGGGGCTGATATATGCATGGAATAACTGTGAGACATTCCGGAACATTGTGACAGCGGTTTTTGAAACGATACGAACTTTCGTAGTTAATGCCGTAACGGCCATACACAAAAAGATCACCGAAATTTTTAACAAGATCCGCACTGTGATAACAACTGTCACAAACAGTATCCGCACGAAGGTGACATCAGTCTGGTCCGGCATCCGCAACGCAACGACAAACACCTGGAACAATATTAAATCCGGCATACAGAATGCAATTACCGGAGCCCAAAACATAGTAACAAATATCATAACGGCTATTAAATCAAAGGTGTCGTCTGTCTGGTCCGGTATCCGGTCGACAACATCATCGGTTTGGAACTCCATTAAGACAGCGATAACAACACCGATATCTGCGGCGCGGTCTACGGTCTCCAATATTTTTGCATCCATCGAGAACAAGATCAAAAGCGCCATGGACGGAGCTAAAAATGCCGTCTCAAGTGCGATCAGCTCCATTAAGAGCAAGTTTCATTTCTCATGGAGCTTGCCAAAGCTGAAACTTCCACATATCAGCATAAGCGGAAAATTTTCGATCAATCCGCCATCGGCCCCGCACTTCTCAATCAGCTGGCACAGGCTTGGCGCAATCTTCCGCAAGGCGACGTTGATTCCTGCGCTTGCTGGCATACATGGCGTTGGCGAGGCGGGTCCGGAAGCTGTGAGCCCGATCAGTACACTGCAGGATTATGTATCTCAGTCAGTGCGGGAGAACACCCCCACGATCGACTATGACCGTCTGGGCGCCAGCGTGGCCCGTGCATGCGCAGGTCTGGACATCCGCATGGAGCTCGACCGCAGGGAGGTCGGCAGAGTCGTGAGGGGGTACGTGTAAATGGAACTTTACTATGAGTGTTCAGACGGCACGATCATAAATTTTATGTCGGATACCATTTCGGCAGAATCCCCAGAGACCCTGCTGCATAACGAATGGAATTACACGACCATCTCGGGAGTCGGAGGTGTAGCCCGCATAAAGCGCTTCTACAAGGACGCGCAGGAGTCACCACTGAGCCTGCAGATCCTCGCGGATAACGCGGACCAGTACAACGAGATCATGGAGCAGATGCACAGGTGCTTTGAGCGGGACGTCAGGGCACTGCAGCCGGGCCGGATCTGGTGGAATGAATACTATAAAGAGTGCTTTATCGTAGAGGCTGACTACGACGAATTCGAGGAACTCTTCGAGGCCGTTAAGAAAAAGATGACAGTCCTGTCGGTGAGCCCCTACTGGACGAGAAAACATCAATTTTCGTTTACGGCATCGCCCGAGGTAGAGGGCGCGCTCGATTATCCCTATGATTACGGCTATGACATCGGGACCGGCTTCGACTATGACAAGGCCGACGTCGTCGAGTTCCTGGACAACGGGACGGTCTGCGACAGCAATTTCGAGATCATCTTCTTCGGGCCTGTAGAAAATCCCCAGGTAGTCATCGGTGGACATTACTACACGCTATACACGAACCTCGCAACCGGCGAATATGCGACCGTCAACTCAAGAACAAAGAAGATCCGCAAATACAGCAACAATGGCGCGGAAGAAAACATATTTCACACTCGCGACAAAGACAGCTATATCTTTCAGAAGATCCCGGCTGGGCGGATCCCGGTCAATAAGGCCAGGGACCTGGGCGTCGACATCATCCTGTACGACGAGAGAGGAGAGCCGAGATGGATTTGATCTACACAGACGCCCGGGGCGTCGACATCGGCGTACTGGAAGCCTACGAGCTCGACATGGCTTTCGGAGCAGACGAGAACGACTTCGAGTGCACGGTCGACTCGACAGACCACTGCTGTGAACCGGGTTCAAAGATCTACGCGGTCGGAGAGGAATACGGCGGAGTGGTCGACTCCATAGCAGTCGACACGGAGAGTGAAAAGGTCACATACAAGGGCCGCACATGGCACGGAGTCCTCGAGGGCAAAGTCATCTGCCCAGAAGAGGGGCAGGACTATCTCATCCTGAGCGGCGAGGCCAATCAGGTACTCGACCAGCTCATCCGCCACCTGGGGGCAGGCGACATCTTCCAGGCGTCGACAGCTGACAGCAGGATCGACATAAATGCCTACCAGGTGCCGAGATATGTATATGCCTACACCGGCATCCGCAACATGCTCAAGGCGGCAGGGGGGAAGCTGCACATGCAGTGGACGGGCTCCAGGGTGGAACTGTCGGTCCTGCCGGCCGCGGACTACTCGAGGGATGAGGAATTTGATGCATCACAGACACACTTCGAACTTGAGCGGCAGTACAGGCCAGTCAACCATTTGATCTGCCTCGGACAGGGAGACCTCGCAGAACGCGCAGTGATCCATATCTTTTGTGACGAAAACGGAGGCGTGCAGCCATACGCCAGAAAGGACATGCCGATACAGGACAGCGACTACATCCTCGACAAATCCGGGCAGGTCCTGACAGGCATAGACGAGGTGGCGGAGACGCTCGACTATCCATCTGCGGAGACGGTCGTCAATTACGACCCGCTCACAGCGCAGCCGGATGACTGGCCGACGGCCTGCGACGAATATTTCTACCTGGACACGGAAAAAGAGGAGGAGTCCTACAAGGCTGTAGACTGGGACGTCATCGAGTACGGCCTGCAGAAGATGCAGCCATACGACTGGCCGGTAAATTTTTCCAACTACTTCGAGCGGGACGGCGACTCGTATAACTCGGTATCAGGGACGACGGTGTATGCGCTCTTGAATACGAAGCCCTCAGACTGGGGGAGCAAATACGCCTCATACTTTCGCAAATCGGGCGCCAGCTACACGGAGGTGGCGCCAAAGGTCACGGAGACCTACACCAGGCAGGGAAAACAGCCCAAAGACTGGGCGACAAACTACAAGGCATATTACTACTTTTACTCGGACGGAGTGGTATCCGAATACAAGGAGACGGAGGGCGTCAGCTACAACATCTACAACGTGCAGACGCGGCAGCCGACAGACTGGGCTGAGCAGTACGGGAGCTATTACCGCAGATCAACTGCGGCGGAGCTCAAAAAGGAGCCATGGAAGCAGTACAGATCCGTCGAGGCTGCAAAGAAAAAGACGACAAACGCCAAAGGCAAGACAGAGACCAAAGAGGTAGTGCCCGCATGGAGGGCGCGCACATATTACACAGCAAAGCAGATGGAGCGGGCGCCTGCGTGGAACGAGGTGGCACGCTATACATACAGCCGCACAGAGTCTGCACCGGCATGGGCGGCAAACACTTTTTACAGAAAGACAGAAAATAACGCCCCGGCATGGGCAGCAGATAAATATTACACCAAGATAGACGAGAAGGTGGCACCACGCTGGGTGGCTGGGATGTATTACAAAGCAGTAGAAGATCATTATGCGACCATGGTGAGGAGCGCCTTGGAGCGCCTGGAGGAGGCACATGAAGCCTCCCCAATGGAGATATCCCTCGAGGAGTCGGACATGGTCTACGACATCGGCGACATCGTGGGCGTACTTGAACCTTCCACCGGGATCAGCGCCACACAGGAGATAACCAAGAAAGTTATCAAGATCAGCAACGACGATATTAGAATCACGTACGAGGTGAAGTGATGGCAGTACATTTAGTAACAGGCTACGCGGGCAGGGGACACGTAACGGCTGCGGCAGAGGGACTTTTTAATGCCGGAGTCTGCGGACTCGACAGGTACGTCCTGCAGACCGGCACACGCTTCGCGGCCTCGATCATGAACAACAACCTGATCACGATCGGGGCGGGAGATCTCGTTGACCAGGGCAGGCATATCAGCATTCCGACGAACACAACGATGGACATCTCTGTAGAGAACGGCACGCAGGGACGCAAGCGCTACGACCTCATCGTCATGCGCTACAACAAAGACGCGGCGACAAGCGTCGAGAGCGCATCGCTGGCCATCATCAAAGGAGCGGAGACGACCGGCACGCCGGTGCTCCCCGCCTGCATCACAGGAGATATTTTTTCGGGAGCGCTCCAGGACGATACTCCGCTATATCAGGTTTATATCAACGGCCTCACCCTCGAGAGCGTGACCCCGCTCTTTACGGTGATCGACTCGTTGGCAGGGCTCAGGAGCGCGCTCATCAATGCGGTCTATCCGGTGGGAGCGATCTACATCTCAGTTAGCGCAACCAGTCCGGCCACTCTCTTCGGCGGATCCTGGACACGCATCCAGGACAGATTCCTGCTGGCGGCAGGCTCCGAGTATGCTCCGGGAGCAGCAGGCGGCGAAGCGACGCATAAGCTGACTGAGGCGGAAATGCCTGCCCACACGCACACGGGCCCAAGCCACACGCATACTGTCCCGGAGCACACGCACACGGCCACAGCAGCGGGAGCTGGAGGGCACAGCCACACAGTCCCGGAGCACACGCACACGGCGACATCATCCAGCGCAGGCGCGCACACGCACCAGATGCACCGCTGGCTGCATGGCGAGTCGAAAACCGGAGGCCAGGGCTGGCTGGCTCAGGGCGACATCGACAAAAAATTCCTAACATCCAGCGCAGGCGCGCATACACACTCGATAACCGTGGCAAAACACGCAGCATTCGGCACGACAGCGGTCAACGCACACACGCACTCGATCACGGTGGCCAAATGCGCAGCACTCACGAGCGGAGTGTCCGGCACTGGCACGACAGGATTCACGGGAGGCGACGTTGCCCACAACAACATGCCGCCATACTTGGCCGTGTACATGTGGAAACGCACAGCATAAGGGATCAACAGCAGGAGGACAGAGATGGCGGATACATGGGAATTTGTGCCGGGGAGCACAGCCGGCGCATATACAGACGACCTCATATTCGAGGTGGACTGGGAGAATAAGGAACTGCAGAAGATCCTCGGCCAGACCCTGATCGCAGGCGAGGAAAATTCGCAGTATATCAGGTTCCAGATGGGCAGATACTACGACGGCATAGATCTGTCGGAGAAACAGATCTACATCGTTTTTTCTCTCGAGAAGAGTTATTTCGGCAAGACGCTGGCCGTGAGCATCGAGCGAAGCGCGGAAAATATCCGCTTCGGCTGGATCGTACCAAAAACAGCCTGCGCAGTGAATGGAACACTCGAGTTTTATCTGAAGTTCCAGGGCCTCGGCTATGTGCTCAAGACCAAGAGCACAAAGGTGCAGGTGGAAGAGAGCAAGGAAGAGAGTGACCTCATCCCGGAGCCCACAAGGGAGACATGGTACGAGGAATTTCAGGAGCGCGTGGCCGAAAGCATCGCAGCGGCAGAGAGCGCCGTATCAACGGCGACCGATATCATGCAGAGGGCGGAGGCAGCCGCATCATCTGCAGAGAGCTCGGCAGGATCCGCAGCAGAGTCAGAGCAGAGCGCGGAAGAATCCGCAAGGAAGGCGCAGATCAATTACGGCTCTCCGCTGAGAGCGGGAACCGCGGCGGAGGTGACTGACGCCGGCAGGGTATACGTCTATGCCGGATCGGAAGAGGGCTACACATTTGGCCACTGGTACTATAACGACGGCTATTCGTGGATCGACGGCGGAGTATATAACGCCGTGGAAGTCGGGACTGACAAGACGCTGAGCGAGGAAGACGTGGCCGCCGATGCGGCGGCTGCAGGAGCAATCGCCCGCGTATTTCTCGCCCTGGGCCTGCGCGCAGGAGAGGACGGCAGGATCATCCAGCGCCTGCCGGCAGAGGGATAACAGCATGAAGAGAAGGGAGAGACTGCGATGAGCGGATACGTTGATGGAGTTTGGTATGACAACATCGAGAACGCGCCGGACATGGGAAGCATCAAATGCACGGGAACCGACGGCTCCGACCACATGATTAGGAGCTATATGGGTATGTCGAAGGATGCCGACAAAATGCCGACCTACGTACGGACGGGATCGTCCTGCCTCATGATTGACACGGGCGCGATGTACCTCTTTGAGGAGACCACAAAGCAGTGGATCCTGCAGTAAAGGCAGGGGAAGGAGGCACGAGTGAAACCGATAGAAGTTTATGCGCTGCTGAGCAGCCGACTCAGGAAGACGCAGAGCCAGGTCGACACCCTCTCTGCGCAGACGATCGGCGCGGCGGCAGAGGCATATATCCAGGAGCACCCGGAAGTGCTCGAGGAAGCTCTCGGGATCCATAAGGACCAGGACGGGAGGATCTTCCAGAGGGCAAGGCTGGCCGATAGCTAAAACATCTATACCAAAGGAGGAAAAAGATGAGCAACTACGTAGACAAATTTCTCATGACGGAGGAGGCCGGCAGACAGATCGCGTCTGCGATCGACCGCCAGAACATGCTCCTGACGCGGATGATCAACGCCCAGGAGGGAGCGACTCCGGTCACGACCCTGCAGGAGATCCACAGGATCGTGCAGGCCGGCGAGGCGCAGGGCGTGCTTGGCATCGGTGACCAGATCATGCTCAACTACAACGACGGAACGCAAGACTATGTGCTGCCGTGGGATATCGTGCACTTCGGCGATGTCGAGCTCGCAGACGGCGAGACTGTCCCGGGGATGTATCTGCAGTCTCACTATGCGATGGAGGTATGCCAGTTTGACGGGAACGAGGCATTTTATGTCGCGGACGAAGCTCTGCCCGTCGGAACCTACTACGTCACGTTTGGAGACAACTGGGGCAACAACGTCAAAAAGGACGAGAGCTACGCCTTCGCGCTCACACAGCAGGTCCCGGCCGGCGGCATGCTGATGTTCGGCAAGGCGTCATCTACGACTGCGGCACTGCCTGACACTAATCCGGCAGAATGGCGCGTGTGGTCCTTTGAAAGTCAGACGGCCGCAGAACCCATCGAGATCGTATCACTTGCAGCAGGAGCCGCGGGGACGAACCTCGGAACACTGTCTGCAAATACGAAGTATGGAGCTGCCGGCCTCAACCAGCTCCACAGATCTGCATACGGATACAACCGTTGGAGCCAGAGCGCTATCAGGCAGCGCCTGAACAGCGCGGCGGCAGCGGGAGCATGGTGGACGCCGCAGAACCGTTTCGACCGCCAGCCCGATCAGCTGGCTGCGCTGCGTGGATTCATGGCAGGCTTCGACGAGGGATTCCTGAATATCATCAAGCCCGTGAAGGTACGCACGGCGCTCAATACCGCGACCGACAGCGAGATCGGCACATACGAGGACACATACGACACGTTTTTCCTCGCATCTCTCGAGCAGGAGTACATCGCGCCGCAGCTGGCCAGCGTTGAGGGTGAGGCGTGGGAGTACTGGAAGCAGCGCCTGGGACTCGCATCTCCTCAGGTAACAGGAAGCGCAGGAACGAATGCCGCTCACATCCGCTACGGATACAACGCCAAGAGCTCAGCTCAGACCTGCCGCCTGCGTTCGGCGTACCGCGGCTACGGCCTCAGCGCGTGGAGCGTCACCTCGGCAGGCTACGCCAGCAGCAGCGGCGCCGCGGCGCACGCGTATCGGTGCGCCCCGGCTTGCGTCATCTGCTAATCATTGCAATATCCCCGCCACCCACGGATGGCGGGGAGGAGGGCCAGGAACATGTCGGTACCGGTTAATCAGAGATCACACGGGAAGCTCGAGGCCTGCGTAAGAGCGCACAAACTCTGCGTCTATACTCTGCAGATCACAGCGAATAAAAATGTTTTCACCGTGGAATACCAGGCAGCACTGACGGACCGGATCATAGTGACTGCCCTCAATATCCATACTCTGACATGGAGCGCTAACAATACGCTTGTAAAGACGCCGGAAGATCTTAGAAAGAGGCAGAAACTCCAGGAGGATGCGGCGATACAATGCAACATCCTCCTGAGCCTGATCGAGATTGCAAAGCCAATTTTTCACCTCGCGACTAAGAGAGTAGTCTACTGGAGCAGCATGGCCATCGAGACGAGAGGCCTGATCAGAGCATGGAAGGAAACAGACGCGAGACGATACAAAGAAAAAACAGGGGTGTAGGCTAAAGCTCAGAACTGCCGCCTGCGTTCGGCGAACCGCGGCAACGGCAACAACGCGTGGAACGTCAACTCGACAGGCAACGCCAACAACAACAACGCGACGAACGCGAATCGGTGCGCCCCGGATTGTGCCATACAAAACCCGTAAAAGGCGCCGCATAGCGGCGCAAGGGTATGAAGATGACGCAAGGAGCCGAATCCCCTGCCGGAAGGCAAAACAATTATTTCATGATGTGCACGACGCGGATCTGCGCCGGCTGGACTATATACATGGAATCCACAACAGAAAATATAATCGGATTCGACGCCCTGTACGAATCCATGAAGAAATGCCGCAAGGGAGTCATGTGGAAGGACAGCACTGCCTCCTACTGCCTGAACGGTATAGAGAGAACGCTAAACCTGAGCAGACAGCTGCAGGCCGGGACATACAGGGCAAGGCCGACGGTGAAATTTACGATCACATCGCCAAAGCCCCGGGAGATCGCAAGCATAACATTCAGAGACAGAGTATATCAGAGGAGCCTCAACGACAACGCAGTGTATCCGGCTATGAGCAGATCCTCCATCTACGATAACTACGCCTGCCAGAAAGGCAAGGGCACAGACGCGGCCAGAAATAGGCTCAAGGAATTCCTGCGCCGCTATTACAGAAAATACGGATGCGAAGGATATGTAGCGCAGTTTGATATCCATGGATACTATCCAAACATGGATCACGAGATAACAGAAGAGCTGTTCAGGAAGAAACTGGGCCCGGAAACGTTCCGGATGGTCCAGCAGATCCTCAGGGACCAGTACGAAGGAGAAAAGGGATACAATCCCGGCAGTCAGCTGATCCAGATCGCAGGCATTTCCATGTTGGACAGCATGGACCACTACATAAAGGAACAGCTGCACGCAAAGCTGTACATCCGTTACATGGACGATTTTCTGGTCATAAGCAGGGACGCAGAATATCTGCAGGACTGCATGCGAAAAGTCGGCGAGAAGCTCCGGAGCCTGCGCTTCGAGATGAATCCGAAAAAGACGCGGATCTACCCATTGAGAAAGGGCATCATGTTCCTGGGCTTCCGTTTCAGGCTGACAGACACGGGCAAGGTCATCATGCTGATCGACCCGAAAAACGTAAAGCGCGAGCGCCTGAAGCTCCGCAGGCTCGTGAAAAGATCCAGAAAGGGGCTGATCCCGCGGGAAAAGGTCAATGAATCATATGCATCATGGCGGGCGCACGCAGGAAAAGGGAACACCCACAACATGCTCATCCGGATAGATGAGTTTTATAAATCTCTATGGGAGGAAGACGACAATGGAGACAGTCATCAGAAAGGAAACAATGAACCTCAGAGACAGAGCGGACCAGGAAAACATGGAGGCGAGAGCCGCACAGATGCAGGCACTCCAGGACTACAACATCATGATGGGGAATCTCGAGGATCCAGAGGAAGCGGAAGAGGAGGGCGAATAATGGAACATTCTGCAAAGTTTGAGCTCGTGAAAAACTACTATAATGATGGCCTTTGGAAAAAGAAGGCGGTCAAGAATGCGGTAAAGCGCGAGTGGATCACTGCCGCCGAATACGAGGAGATCACCGGAGAGGTTTATGAAGGATGAGGAGATCTCTAAGCTGACATTCTCACAGATCGTCGCCCTGATCAAGAGGCTCCTGGAAGAGCTGGAGATCAGGGCGATGGAGGAAGCTACATAGAGGAGAGATATTTTGGACATCGTATACAGAGTACATTTTGCACACAACTATTGGATCATCGCCCTCCCCGCGCTCTTCGCCCTGTCGGACGTCATCACGGGGCTCATCCAGGCGCAGATCAACGGCACAAAAAACAGCAGCGTGATGAGAAAAGGGCTCTACCGCAAGGTTGGAGAGCTGGGCGTGATCCTGCTCGTCTGGGTGTCATGCATAGCAGTCGCGCTGCCGGTAAAATACCCAGCGACTGTAGCGCTTTACGTCTGCCTCATGGAGGGGCTGAGCATCATGGAAAACCTGCAGTCCATGGGTGTACCAATCCCGGACTTTATCACGCGCAAAGCCAAGGAACTCAGCGAGGAGATCAACGAGGGAGAGATTGGCCACAAGGACACCCCGGGCCATGATATCAGCCACTCGGACAATACCGCAAAATAAACAGGGCAAACGCCAGGGGGAGCCTGGCGTTTTTGCAATAGGAGGAAATAATGGCGAACAGTAAATTAATATCATGCACAGTTTTGAGCCCGAATAACTCCGGCACGAGGTGCTACAAGATGACACGCATCACGCCGCACTGCATGGTCGGCCAGATGACGGCCAGATCATGGCAGGCATCTCTCTCTACATCATCTACATGGAGCTGATGTCCATCTGCGAAAATGCAAAAAAGATGGGCGCTCCGCTCCCTGGATTTGTAAGCAAAGTTCTTGATACAGTAGACGCCACGCTGAAAGAGGAAGATGTTACAGAAGCGGTCAAGAAAATCAAGGAGCTCGAAAAAGAAATTGAAGAACTGAAGAAATAATCACAATAATCACAGGCTGGGAGTCGAAAGGCTCTCAGCTTTTTCTGTATATGGAGATGAAATATGAAGAAAATTATTGACGTTTCCGAACATCAGAAAAAGATTGACTGGACAAAAGTCTCAGGCATTGACGGCGTGATCATCCGCATCGGCTATGGAGATGACGATGTATCCCAGGACGATGACTATGTGAAATACAACCTCGATGAAGTTGAGCGCCTCGGCATCCCTTGCGAGGTCTATTTCTACAGCTATGCGAACTGCGAGCGACAGAAGGTGTCCGAGATAGCACATATCAAGCGCCTGATTGCCGGTCGCAATATTAAGCGCATCTGGCTCGATCTGGAATACAGGCCTGCGCAGAACTATTGGAGACGCATGACAGAGGCGTTTCTGCAGGCCTTCCCTGGTAGCGGAGTGTACTCATGGGAATGGACATTTACAGATGTGCTTGATGGCATCGACTGCCCGCGGTGGATCTGTGCATACGGGGACAATACCGGCGAGCCCGATTACAGCAAAAAACCTCATCTCTCCTGCCATGGCTGGCAGTATACGAGCCGTGCGAAGATGTCCGGCATCAATGGCTATGTTGATGCTTCGGAATGGTACGGAGACTTTGCTGATGCTCCTGCGAGGCCTTCCACGGCGCCTGCAGCAGACAGAAAAACGGTCGTCAACCAGATGCTCGAATGGGAGCATTACAGTGAGCAGAACGGTAAATTTAAGGTAATTATTGACGGATATAACTCCTATCTCCCGACAGCAGTAAAAGCGGGTACGGCAAACTATTCCATGAAATACTCAGATGAATGGTGCGCCTGCGCGAGTAGCAACGCTTATATCGCCTGCGGTCTCGGTCACATGTTCCCGGTCGAGTGCTCTTGCCCCAGGATGATCGCCCTGGCGAAGAAGATGGGTATCTGGCAGGAGAATGACGGTTATGTGCCGGATCCGGCTGACGCGGTACTTTATGACTGGGAAGACTCCGGCAGGGGGGACAATACCGGAACTCCTGATCATATCGGAATCGTGATATCTGTAGACAAGACTGCCGGCACTTTTGTTGTGATGGAAGGAAACAAAGACGAAGCTGTCGGCCGGCGAACGATGAACATCAACGGAAGGTATATCCGCGGATTTATCACGCCAAAGTTTGTCACTGGCACAAATACCGTGGGCATCTCGGCACAGACAGCCGTAAAGAAAGAGGAGGTGAAACCTGCTGTGAAAACCTACGAGGTCAGCAAGACCGGAACACCGAACAAGACAACAGTCATTAAATGGGGACTGCTCAAGAATAACCAGAAGGTAACTCCACGCCTGCAGCCGGATGAGTCTGCAAAGCCCTGCTCTTTCGCGCCCGTGAAGCCCCTGACTAAGATCGAAGTATATGACTACATCACAACCGCCAAACGCTGGGCTTACTGCAAGGTCGGCGGCAAGTTTGGATTTATCCTTGCATCCTCTATCGCTGATTATCTCCGGATCCCCAAACAGCCGATTGATACAGTTGTCAAGTGGGTGCTCGCGGATGATTTCGGCACCAAAGAGACACGCAGGAAAGCCCTGACAGCCCTCGGATACAACTATGATGCTGTGCAGGCGGCAGTCACCGCAAAGCCGCAGGGAAGCCAGAAGAAAGAGGATACAAACAGCCCCCGCATAAGGATGTATGCCCCGCGTTTCTGGGAAAATAGCCCCGATTTCTTCGGAGATGAGACGATCTTTATCGAGGGGAAAAAGGCGACCATATTTGACACAGGCATGAAGGGCTCTCTTGCGGTCAGCAAGGTCAAGGCTCTCGGACTGGATGAAATCACTATTATCATCACTCACCCTCATGGGGATCACACCGGCAACGTAAAAACCATGGTAGACAACCTGCCTGTAAAACATGTGTATCTTCCTGATCAGTCCGGAATCCGCAAATATCAGAAATCATATGCGGAAAATATGGATAATATTGCAGCACACTGCAAAAAGAAAGGCGTACCTGTCACGTGGCTGAAGATGGGAGACAGCTTTACAGTCGGATCCATGAGAATACAGTGCCTTTTCCAGGCAGACGCAGACAAGCTCAAGGAAAAAGACGGGCATCATTTTATCAACAATATGTCGATGGTATATAAAGTTTTCGCGGGCTCCTGGAGGATCCTGATCGGCGGCGACTTGTCGGCAGAGGGCATCCTGCAGATGATGGCATCCGGAGTGGATTTTTCCTGTGATGTTTTTAAGTTCTTCTGGCATGGTGATCGCGCCGGGATCAAGAGGGCATTTGCTCAGGCTCTTAAGGGCGTGTTCTTCGCATTTACACAGTATGAGCACAAAGAGGGCAAAGGCAATGGCCGCACGAGCACATATAATCTTCTCCGCGAAATCGGTGCTTTCGTTGCCCGCGCTTTTGAGGATGGCGAGATCAATGTTGACTTCCAGGGGACTACCGCAAAGCTGACAACATCCCTCGGCATCAGTCGCACTTTCGTAAAAAAAAACTGAATTATAAAGTCTGCCTGACGACAAAAATCAAAACCGCGAGCAACTGCCTGCTGGCCATTGAGCCGGAAGACTACACGGCCGCAGAGCTGCAGGCTCTCAAGCGTGCCGGCAATACTGTCCTGGCATATTTGTCTGTTGGAAGTGTCTCAAATGAGCGCAGCTACTATAAGCAGCTTGAGCCGTACACGCTCCGCAAGCTCGATGACTGGGAGCATGAGCGGTATCTGGATGTATGCCAGAGTGCTGTGCAGGACTGGGCTATCAACCAGGGCATGCGATTTCTCAATGCCGGATATGATGGATTATGGATTGATAACCTCGATGTGTATGAGGAATATCCTTCCGACACGGCATACAATGGCATTACGAGGATCCTGCAGGCGCTCTATCCTCACGGCTATATTATGATCAACGGCGGCATGGAGTACATGCTCCGGTCAATCTCCCAGAGGGCCCGCGTGGCTCACGGAGTGACTCAGGAGGAGGTCTTCTCACTGATTACGGATTACTCTGGACGCGGAACTTTCGGCGTTCAAATCGCATCAGAGAGCCTCGAGTACCAGAAATATATCTCCAAAGCACTCGGCGTCGGCATGGAAGCGTATATCCTTGAGTACAAAAAAGACGCCAAACTTAAGGATAAAATCATAAAATATTGCAATGCGTCCGGTGCCGGATATTATATTTCTGAAGATGTAGATCTGTAAGAGCATAGAGCCAGCCGCATGCGGTGACTATGCACAATAAAACCCCGGAGCATATCAAAATGCTCCGGGGGTTATTTTTTTATCTCTTATATAATCCAAGGCATTCCTGCATCATAAGCCTTGTGTACAGTGGGCATTTGCTGACACCTCGGCACCAGTCTTCCATGGTACGCCGGGGAATTCCAAACCGATTAGCAAGAGCTGTCTGGCTCATGCCGGCGGCTTTAGCAATCTCTTTGACGGGCAAGGCCGCCGCTTTGTATGATTTGTGGTCTGTGACGATCTCATAATCATCGGGCATTCCGTAAGAGATTTTATAGTCGGCCCGATTGTTTCCTCTGGAAATCCAGCTGTCTGACTCAATAACTGAGTCAGGACACTCTTTGTAAGATGCTGTTGTGATTGCGTCCCATACGTCTTCAGGGACGTTGATACTGCGTGATTTTACTGCCTGCTCTGTATTAACCAGTCTTGCTTCTCCGTTCAGGATTACCAATGTTATATTTGGGAACGCGGGGCTGTTAAAAAGTCCGAAAGTGTTCATGTTATCCTCCTTTTTATATTGTCTGTACAAATGTTCCATCGATCATATCCACCCAGCCGACTTTATAGGTCTTCTGAGGTCTGCCGTTGCTGATTCCCGTGAAGCTGATATACATTCTGTGCTTTCCGTAATTCTTCCATTCCTTTTTGTAAATTTCGTATTCTTCCCACCAGCTGTTTTCGCCGTATTCTTTCGCAACTGCTAACCCTTTTTCGATCGCTGCTTTGACTTTATCCGTCATTTCTATATCCTCCTCTTAAGTGGTTTGTTCTCTGTGCCATTTGTTGATTATATATTACCACGGATAACGTGGAATGTCAATAGAAAACCACGAAAAACGTGGAATAAATATAAAGCGATGGTGAGACTGCAGATTTGCAAGAGTATAGAGCAAGCCGGGATCCGGCAGCTATGCATATAAAAACACGGCACCAACCACAAACGGGAGGTGCCGTGTTTTTATTGATGTTTGATTTTAATCGTCACAACGACAACATGTCTGAACAACCGAATACTAAAAGTGTTCGACTGTGACGCATGCACTGGAGTGGACGGGTCAAGAGGCGAACCTCCGCCCGAATCCAACTCCGTAAGTGTTACCTGCTTTTTATTTACGCCATCTGGACGATAGTTAAATGTGATTGTTATCTTGTCATCAAAAAGGTAAATAGCATTCAGGAAGGTGTTGACGATGGCTTTTCGGTCTTCTTCTCGTTCCGGATCCGCGTCACGGAAGCGCAGAAGGAAGAATTCGATCCGCTCACGTGTCAGAATCGGACCCATTGCCAGTTCTGCCTGTGCTATTGATTTGTGCAGCGCGGCCTTCTGATCTTCCAGGGACTGCAGACGCATGACCAGAGTATCGGAGACAGCTCCGGCCTCCATCGCACGCACGAGGTTCGAGATCCCACGGTCGACGTCATGGAGCTGGGCCCGCAGGCTGACAGTTTCGTCAGCAGTAGTCTGCTCTTCCTGGTAGTATTTCCATGCGGCATCAACGATCTGCGTAAACAAAACATCATCATGTAACAGCTTCAGGATTTCGGAGATGATAAGCGGTTCAATCCAATCCTGCCTCACATTCTTCTTTTTGCATCCTCCGCCCTTCCGTCTTTCGGCACATGCGTAATAACCATATTTGACGCCATGCCGGTTTGTGCCGGACATGCCGATCATCATGGACCCGCAGTGTCCGCAGAAGATTTTGCCGGTCAGCAGGTAACTGGAATAGTCCCATGCATGCGAGGGCATGCGCTTGTTGTTCTTCATCATGATCTGCACCTTTTCAAATGTTTCTTTGTCAACGATAGCGGGAATCGCATCTTCATCGTGGATGATATCCTTGAATGTATATGTCCCGATATACCTCTCATCCTTCAGCATGCGGGGAAGAGTGGTCTTCGTGAATTTTGTCCCTCGTGAGTTCCTGATCCCGGATTCATCGAGCCAGACCAGAAGGGTGGAAATCGTCGCGCCATTGGCGTACCGCTCGAAGATCTGACGCGCAATAGGTGCCCGATCCGGATCTAATTCATAGGATTTATCAGGAGCTGCGCGGAAGCCGTAAGGGAGGAAACCACCGATCACATGATGCTTTTTCGCTGATTCAAGTTTACCACGGGAAACATTCTGAGAGAGCTGCAGGCTGTAATATTCGGCGAGGCCTTCAAGGACCGATTCCAATATGACTCCTTCAGGCCCGGGCGAAATGTTCTCGGCCACATATTCGACACGCACTCCGTGATTCTTCGCCCTTGCTTTATTAATGGCAATCTCGTACCTGTTCCGGCCGAAGCGGTCCACCTTCCAGACGATGATCACAGTGAACTGCCTCTTTGCGCAGTCTGACAGCATCCTCTGGAACTCTTCACGGTTGTCATTTGTGCCGGTCTTCGCTCGGTCGCAGTATTTCCCTACGATAGTGTATCCTTTTTCATCTGCATATTTCTGCGCGGCTGCCAGCTGTCCTTCTATGGACTGCTCGTTCTGTCCCCTGGAGGAATAGCGCGCATAAACAACGGCATTTTCAGACATAAAAATACCCTCCATGTTG